AAACAAGGGTTCTCTCACCGTTTGCTGAGCGTTACCCGGTTACCGCTCAGCAGGTGATGGATTACAAATTTACTGATTGAGGAGGATTGACACATGGCACTTGCAGTATTAATTCTGGGGGAATCTGGCACAGGGAAAAGCGCAAGTCTGAGGAATTTCAAAAAGGGCGAGATTGCGTACATCAATGTTACTGGCAAGCCGTTGCCGTTCCGCAATGACTTCGGCACACTGGTGACCGACAGGTATGCAGACATAAAAACGGCTCTGCTCGGAATGAAAGCGCCGTCCGCAGTGATTGATGATGCACAGTATTTGCTGGCAAATGAGTTCATGCGGCGGTCAGGAGAACTTGGCTATCAGAAGTTCACCGACATGGCGAAAAACTATTGGTCGTTGATTGTGGAGACAATTACACGGGATATGCCAGCGGACAAAATTGTTTATCTGCTCAGCCACATTGACCGTGACCAGGACGGCAACGAGAAGGCCAAGACCATCGGGAAATTGCTTGATGACAAAATCACAGTTGAGGGATTGTTTACCATTGTGCTGAAAACGCACGTCGAAGACGGAAAATACACGTTTTTTACGCAGAATTCGGGATTCGACACGGTAAAATCGCCAATCGGAATGTTCCCGGATTTGGAGATTGACAACGACCTGAAGCTGGTTGATAATACTATTCGTGAGTTCTACAATATGAATGTAAAGGAGACTGAACAGAATGATTAATTACGGCAACAAGAGTGACTTTACCCCGGCACAGGCTGTTAGCGTTGACCTTCTCCCGGCCGGGTCATACATCGGGAAAATCTACGGGGCAAAGGTCGAATCCGTTGCAAATCCAAACGGTTCATTTGACCGCCTTGTGTTGCAGTTGGATGTCACTGAGGGCGAATACAAAGACCATTTCCACAAGCAGTATGACGCGCAGAAAGGCGGTCAGTACGAAGCAAAATACAAGGGCGTTGTACGTTACCGCATCCCTGTCGCTGGCGACCAGTACGAGAAGCAGAATAAGCGTATTCTGGAAAATGTGGCATGGGCTCTGGAAGACAGTAACAAAGGCTACAAATGGGACTGGGATGAAAGTAAGCTGAAAGGGCTGGCAATCGGCTTCACTGTCCGGGAACGTGATTGGCTGATGGAAGACGCACAGGGATTGCGCACAGGTACGACAACCGAAATCGGTCGGCTGGACAGTGTGAACAAGGTGCGCTCCGGGGATGTCAAGCCGATGAAGAAGCGTGAACTGCGTGACGCTGAGAAACAGCGGTTGCAGGAATACAATGCCGGGGTGAGTGCGTCAGCACAGCCGACAATGGTAGTTGATGATGATTTGCCATTCTGAGCGGAGGTAAATAATGATTCTATGCGACACCAGACAGCAAGCCGGGAAACACGCAAACATCGAAAGATATTTTGAGCAAGCCGGGATTCAGACAGACCGCTGTGCGCTCTATGTAGGTGACTATGCACTGGCAAACGAGCAAGGCCGTGCCGTTGACACAAAACAGGATGTACTGGAACTGGCAAAGGATGTTATGAGCCGTGACCATGAGCGGTTTGCCCGTGAGTGCATCAGGGCGCGTGATGCTGGCATAAAGCTACTGGTGTTGGTTGAGGAACTCTTGCCTGACGGGGGGCTGTCTGCATGGCAGTCTCCCGTCAATACCAAGGGCGAACCGTTGACAAAGGTCAAGGGTGAATCACTGCGCAGAGCGTTGATGACAATGACCGTCAAGTATGGCGTGAAGTTTCGTTTCTGCGACCCACGGCAGACAGGGCGGTTGATAGTTGAATATCTGGCAGAGGGGGCATTACCGTGACATGGAGCGAATTGGTAAACGAAGTCAGGGAAACCGCCACTTGCAGGAAATTCGCGGAGTACATCGGACTGCGGATAAACCGCGCCGGGTTCTGCTGTTGCCCGTTTCATAATGAGCGGACACCTTCACTGAAAATCTATGACGAAAGCAATTCGTGGTATTGTTTCGGTTGCCATCGTGGCGGTGATGTTTTCGCGATGGCAAGCATATATTATGGCACAGGATTTTCCGACACTGTGCGGACGCTTGCACTGGCGTTTGGCATAAACGAGCAGGAACGTGCAGAAAGCCGTCCAGATTCGCTCAGAATCGCCGTTGAACGCGCGAAGGGGAAAATATCAAGGCAGAGGGAAGAACGCGAGAGAGAGCGCATAGAGGCCGAATATTGGAATGCCTATGACAGGTATCTGGAAATAGAACGTATTATCCGGGACAAAGCACCAAAGACACCGTTTGAGGATTTCTGCGAGGAATTTGTCATGGCTGTTGCAGAAAGGGCTGTGGCAAAAGAAATCCTTGAATACGCTACAGAGAGGAGACAATCACTCTATGGCAAAAAGTGACGCCACCAAGAAGCAAGAAGCAATCCAGATGTTTTCAGAAGCCATCAGTGCATATGACTATGAGGATTTTATCAGCACTGATGACCCGTATGAGTTGCTGGAGGAATCCGCAGTCAATCCAGATGCACGGGCGCGGTTTGAACTGATTCTGAAAAAACGGGCGAAAGATGTAGGTGTCCCTAACAAGACGGTCGCGGAAATACTCAAGGCGCGTGGCTGGTACGATGTAAAACAACCGGCGCAGACCGTTTCGGAAAGCTACACCTGCTGGGATGGTCAGCCCGTTATACTGCGCATGGGCAAGTATATTCTGGAAGATGACCGGGTGCTGGTGGAAAACAAGTTCGGTGTGGAGGTTGTTTGCCCTCATCCGATTATGCCGTCAAGGCGTTATATTGATATAGAATCAGGCACAGAAGCCATAGAAATCAGTTTCAAGCGCGAATATTGGAAAAGCATCGTAATTGACAAGGGTACACTGTCCAGCGCGTCAACAATCGTAAAACTGGCAGACCACGGGGTCAGTGTTACCAGCGAATCAAGCCGGGAAATGGTCAAATACCTGTCATACATTGACGATTTGAACCGGGACTTGATACCGATTGAGCAGATGAGCAATCACCTTGGCTGGATAAATGACAGGGATTTTGTGCCTTATGTGGAAGGTGTCAAATATGATTCGCAAGGGCAGTTTGGTCAAATGTACAAGACTATCTGCGAACATGGTAGTTACGAGAAATGGCTGACTGCGCTACGGGATGTGCGGAAGAATGGCACTGTGCAAGCACGAATTACAATTGCCGCCAGCTTCGCGTCTGTTCTGTTATCGCATTTTGATGCCCTGCCGTTTTTTGTACACCTGTGGAGCAGTCAGTCAGGGACGGGCAAAACAGTCACAATGGAACTCGCCGCCAGTGTATGGGCGAATCCGCAAGTCGGTGCATACTGCCGTCCGCTGAAAAGCACCGCTGTTGGTCTTGAACAGCTTGCAATCTTCACCTGCAATCTGCCGCTGTGTCTGGATGAATTGCAAAGCATACAAGACAAGCGCAATTTTGATGATATTATTTACGGCCTGTGTGAAGGCAGTGGCAAAACCCGTGGCGCACGGAACGGCGGTCTGCGTCACTCGCCGTCATGGAAAAATGCAATCATCACAACCGGGGAAATGCCGATTGTCGGGAGCATGAGCAAGGCCGGGGCAATGAACCGTGTCATTGAGATTGAATGTGACGGTGCTATGATGCCCGATGCAAAGGGCATACATCGTGTTATCAGTGCGAACTATGGTTTTGCTGGCAAGAGGTTTCTGCAAGCAATCGCGGACAGTGATGTAACAAAACGCATGGAGGAAGAACAGCAAGCACTATTTGAGACACTGTCCAGCATCGGCACAGACAAGCAAGCACTGAGTGCGTCAATCCTGCTGTGCGCTGACCATCTGGCAGAGGAAATCATTTTCCGGGACGGTGTGCGCCTGTCCGCTGACGATGTACTGCCGTATCTGCGGACACAAAGTGACGTTGACACAGGCCGCAGAGCGCATGAGTATCTCACAGAATGGATTGCCGAGAACCGTGCTGGGTTTATTGTCAACGGTGATTTGGATTCACTTAAAGGGCGAACCGTGCTTGGGTGCATGGACGTTGCCGCCAACGGCACTGTGGATACTGTCTGGATTATCAACAAGGCATTTGTGTCGGCTATGGCTGATGGCAATTTCAACCCGGACAGCTACCTTTCGTGGGCGTATGGCCAGAAACTGATTGTACCGAAAGCCGGGAGCAAGGACAAGAAAGTCAACAAACGCATTCCGGGAATCGGGATGACTGCCCGTTGTGTTTGTCTGCAATTCACCAAGGCCGCGCAGAAGGATGACCAACTCGGCATGACGATTGTGTATGACGAAAATTTGCCATTTTGAAAAATGGCTATTGACATATTACAAAATATGTGGTAGTATATATTTGCGGGCAGGAAATGCCCCACAGAAGGAGGGTGAAAACATGAGTGACTTGCCTGATGCGCCGTGGATTCGTGACGCAGAACAAAACGGAATGCCAGAACCAGAACCGTATCACTGCCCGGTCTGCGGTGCTGAATACCCGGAATGGTTGTACCGTGACAAGCGCAACCATGAAATCCTTGGCTGTGACATCTGTTTGGAGAGTATCGCGGCAGACGATTATCTGCTCAAATAAAAGGAGGTATACACAATGACACTTTACCGCTATGCAACACTGATGCGACCTGCTGGCCCGGGGTCTGTTCCCCGTGAAGGGCTTCACGCCTGTGAGGATGTGCGCTGGCTGGTCTGCCCGAGCGGTCACACGGCATATAGCATTGCCGATTATGAAAGGCCGCTCACCGACAAGGAAGTCCGCGATTATGAACTGGAATCGTTGGGCTGTGTGGAGGTAGACTGATGGACGAATACAATTATGACCACAGCGCCGCAACAACACTGGATGACGATATTAAAATGCTGAATGACGACCTTGATGTGGCAACCGATGAAATCATCAGACTGCGCCAGCGGATTGAAACGCTGGAAGAACGGCAGAACAGGCCAAGCGAAACATTCTGGGGGCAATTAGTGTTTGACATTGGCTGTGCAGTCGGGTTTGTGTGGCTGGTAGTGCAACTGTTCGGGAGGTGATGGCATGAGGGACGCACGACACCGGGACGCAATGGCCGAACTGTACAGAATCGTTGAACGCTATGAGAATCCACCACAAATGCACTACACTGACGAAGCCGAGGATTATTTCAAGGGGGTGATTGAGGACGTCCGCACATTGTACTACAAATACGAGGGAGACACGCTTGCGCAGGAGTTAGCCGTTGCCATCTATGACATTATCGGCAAACTGTACAAGCAAGCGAATCCGCAGGACTTGATTGACAGGGAGAGGGGCTGACAATGCCGACCACACGCAGAAAGAAAACAACGCGCAAAATATACATGGCAGTGACACCAGACGAATATGAATACTGCCTTGGCTGGGCTGATTCAAAGGTCGGGCTGTCAAAGTTACTGCGAATCAGTGAGACGAACATTTATCGGCACTTGCACGGGGAATACATGAACACATATGACAAAGTGCTTGCCCACAAAGCCAAGTACGGTGTGCGACCGCCCGTGAAATATTTTATCCGTGAAGTCGAATTTGACGAATCTGAGGAGGATTGACAAATGCAGTTTATTACAATCAATGGCGCATGGTATGCGAAGGTTGCCGACATTGACCATCTGGCCCGGAAAATGCGCAAGGAAATCTATGACCGCTATCCGAAAGACGAAAATGGAAATCGTACACTGTCAGAGTATGACGGAGCAGTCTTTAGCGCATATGCGCATTTCATGTCCGAGATTCTGATTGATGAACTCCATGCCTGTGATTCTCCCGATGAAATCAGGGAAATGCACAGCAAGTTGGAAAGCGACTTCTACAAAGACAAGTGGGTCATTCAGAGCCGGGACGGAGACGAAATCCTCTACTATGAGAAATATTGCACTGGTGCGCTGGTCGCGTCACTGAAAGAAGATGGCAAGACTGAAGATGAAATCAAGGCCGCGCTGGATGAAACCCCGGAGGGCTTGCCAGTGTTCACCAGCAAGGCAATCTACGCCAACTATTTTGATGACCACAGTGTTGCTTGCACTGTCTGCGACAGCATCAACCGCAAGTTTGATGGAATTGACTGCAAGGTTGTTCCTGCCGCGATGACCAGCAATAAGGAATGCAAGAAGATGCTGGACAAAATCTTGAAGGAGTGGAATGTTGATGCCTGACCGGGAGCGCGTGATTTTCGACATTGAGCGGTGTATATGCCATGTGCCGGATGCGTGCCGAGATTGCTCCAAGTATGGTGAGGATAACGCTCTGCGGTGCATGGAAAACTTATTGGAAGACGCACTGGAACTGCTGAAAGAGCAGGAAAAGCAGATCGAAAACCTTGAGTACAGTTTAGCAATTACAGAGAGCAATATACGGCACTACATCAATGGTAATGATTGAGCAGGAAGGGCGGTGAGATGGAATGCCTGACAGGGAGAATGTAATAGAAAGATTAGAAAAAGTATCACGGTATTTTAAGTCAATGCTTAAAGTTGGATATCAAGGCGATTCAGATGTTTATAGAGAACATAGAGAGTCTATTAAAATGGCAATTGAACTGCTGAAAGAGCAGGAATCCGAGTGGTTAGAAGATTCAGACCCCGGTCAGGAATACGGCACGACATGGGCCTGTCAGAAGTGCCATCACAGCATTCACAAGCCGTTTGTGTGGAATCCCTACGACATCAAAATGGACTATTGCCCGACCTGTGGGGCGAGAATGGTGGTGAATATGGATGAATGATTATTGGCAATTTGCCATTGTGATAGCATTCGTTGGCATTTTCGCTGGACTGTTCGGGTGGCTGGCTGGACGGTCTGGGAGGCGGTGAAGTGGGATGACTGACCGGAAGAAGGTCATCAGAGGGCTGGAACAATTCAAGGCTGATTTCAAACCGTTTTGCGGAAACAAATCAGATTGGGCAAGAGTTGATGATGCCCTTGCCCTGCTGAAAGCGCATGAACCAAGGGTGATGACGCCTGAAGAAGTAATGCAAACAGGCCCGGAAGATGTTTGTGGAATCGTTGAAATCATAGAGGAAGAACATATGTATGGCTGTTGGATGCGGCGATATGATGAAGAACACGTAGAATTGCTTTGTGATGTACCAAATCTTCCAGAAAAGCTGCAAAAAGGCTGTGCGCGTATATGGACAGCCAGACCGACAGAGGAACAGCGAAAGGCGGTGAAGTGGGATGCTGAAACGAGTACCTAAAATGTGCGTCACTTGTCAGCACTACGAGCCGTATCACTGCACGATTGATGACAGCTATATTGGTTACATGTACGCTGACAAACGAACGAATTGCAAGGGGTACAGTCTGCGCGAGCGCTACCGCAAGGGCGTGAAATTCTATGAGAGCAGGAAGGTGGAGAAGAAATGACTGTGTTACTTGTTTTGCTTGTCGGTGTTTGTATGATTTGTCTCATGTGTATTTCCGCAGACATCGAGAAGATAAGAAAGCTGGTGGAACGGGAATGGCAAGACTGATTGATGCGGACGCGCTGAAAAAAGAGTATCGCATGGCTGATCGCTGTGAAGATTGCGCAAGAAATTCCCGCGACTGTCAGAACGTTTACAGTTGGACGCTGATGGACGTTTGCTCGATGCTGGATGAAGCTCCTACCATCGGCGGATGGGTCAGTGTCAAGGACAGACTGCCGGAGGATGGTTTGATTGGCAAGCTGATCTGTGACGATAATAATAACGTTATGATATGCGACAAGGTCACTACAGTAACATTGAGCAATGGCGAAAAGGTTTTTTCACCCGACTCACAGTTAGTGGATTTCATAATGGAAGGTATGAAAGTTCCACCTGATAAGATTACACATATCACTCACTGGATGCCGCTCCCAGAACCGCCGAAGGAGGATGCCACCAGTGGAAATCATTAAAGAACAGCCGATTCCGTTCTATGATGTTACTTGTCCGGAATGCAGGTCGGTTATCAGATATAAAGCGTGTGAAGTCAGTTGGTGCCACATTACTTGCCCTGTTTGTGGGGTACCAGTTTGGGCTAACACAGTATGTCCGATAACGCCCGAACCGCCGAAGGAGGAAAACAATGTATCCTGAAAGCACGGGCTTCTGCCGTGGGTGTAACGGCTACTCGGAACATCTGGTTTTTCTGCCAGTGAAGAACAACAACACTGGCAAGATTGAGGTCAGTCTGTTTTGCCCGGAATGTCGGCACAGGTTCGGGCTGTGGCCTTATGACAGGGGGAGCAAAGAATGAAACCATCATTGGAGGTGTAGACAAATGCAACTCACTCAACACAACTACGAAACCATCATATCCCGGATTGTGAACAGGCGCGTGACACCGCCTACAGACAAAGATTGTTATCAGTTGAATAACTGGTTGCAAGGTTATGCGCAGTGCCAGAATGACATTATTGACATTATCACTCTGCTGAAGGAGACGGCACAAAATGGATAACGCGCAGGACATCCAGCCATTGCCGTGCGTCTGCGGTGGACAGCCACGGGTGAGGTACAGACAGCCGTATCACTGGGTGGAGTGCAAGCGAAAGTGCGGAATGCACACGGGTTACTATCCAGACGGGTTTGAGCAGAATGACCGCCTTTCCCGGCTGGACGCAATCAAAAAGTGGAATCAGCTTATTGCAGAGAGGAAATAACGATGGCAGAGTACAGACAGGCCGACAGCGACGGTCGCATTCCACTGTCCTACAAGGAATACACCGCACTGCGGACGATATTCGGGGCAGTCAATGCGCTGGAACAGTACCATGATGTCTTGCACAGACGATGTGAAGGGATTCCGCATGGCTGGCGTGATTTGCGATGCCTTGTCAGGCTGTCCGAAATCTTGCTTGAAAAAATCCTGCGGACAATCCCACGGAAACGGTTGCTGGCACTGAAAACGGAACTTGACAATACCATCTGTGAGGTCAAGGTCAAGGGCGTGACCGGGGAACGACACGATGAATGCATATACGTTCCCACGCAGTCAATCGTCAATCTGGCACAGGCCGCAACTGCTGTGCAGTGTTTCGGATGTTCCCGAACACAAGAGGATGCACGGAGGCACTGTCAGACATACAAGGATGTGCAAGCAATCCTGCCGTATGAATTTGACGAATGCGGTCAATGCCCGTTTGCGGAGGGCTGAAAGAAGGTGATAGCATGAAGCAGTATTGTAGATACTGCGCTTAGCATTCTGCTGTTACGGTGACACTGCCTATTGCACAGCTAAAAACGGTGTTCTGTCAGACAGTGCAATTCGCCGGGAGAATCATTGCAAGGAGTTCGCTTTGTCTGACCTCGGAGATGTGGAGACGGGCAAGCAATACCAGCCGCGCAAGCAGGAAACGGACAATGGCAGTCAGCAAATCAAACTGGAGTTCTGATTGACAAACACAAGCCGTAGTGGTACACTATGAAAACATAGGAGCAGATCAATGGTTGGTCTTGGGGCTTCTTCTGACCATTGAGGGATATTATTCCTCCGCATTGGTGGGGATGTAGAGGGGAATAACGCTGGGTGACTGGCGTTATTTTTTGTGCAGAAAATTTGCATAAAAAGTTTTCGAAAAAGGGTTGACATATTTATAAATATGTGTATAATATAGTTGTGGGCAGGAAGTGCTCACAAGAAAGGGAGGAAACGACAATGAAACGGCAGACAATCGCATTCGCAATCAAGGGTTACAAGACAGTGGAGTGCAAGACTTGGGAACAGATTGAACAGTATCAGAACCGTGGCTGGAAAATCGTAATGGCGTAAAGGAGGGCTGAACAGTGAGCGCAACGTGGGTCAGAACGGATTATGGCAAGGGCTACAATGCCGGGTGGGTGTATCGGACATACACATACCGTGGCCAGTATTACACCACTTATGAGAATCTCAAGCGCGGCAATGCTATGGGCGAGGAAATCTGGCGACAGCACAAACAGGAACAGGCACGGATTGACGAAAAGCTGGACAGCCCGGAAGTTGAACCCGAACGGCTGACCCCGGAAGAAGAAGCGGCGCAGAAAGCCGCATGGGATGAAATCTGGCAAGCCTTGGGGCTGACTGATTGAAAGGAGTGCAAACAATGCAAAAGCCTATCTACATCGTCAAAGGTGACACTTACAATGGTCTGCCGTGTGAGTACATTTACGACAACCTTGCAGAAGCGGAACAGAAGTATGACAGCATTCACACGCTGGCGTACAAATCACTGTGCGTTGAGGATGAACATGGGAACAGGGTGCTGAAAAGTGAAGGGGGATTTGAGGAATGAATGAACAGTTACAAATTGCCTCGGACGGTAGCATCGGCGGCAAAGTTGAATTGGCTATCAAAAGGCTGAAAGCGTTTGAGCCGCCAGAGGGATATTATGTGGCGTTTAGCGGTGGCAAAGACAGTCAGTGTGTTTATCATCTGTGCAAGATGGCTGGTGTAAAGTTTGATGCACACTATGCAATTACGAGCGTTGACCCGCCTGAACTGGTGCAGTTTATCAAGAGGTACTACCCTGATGTAAAGTGCGAGGCGCAGCATTACAGCGACGGTAAACCAGAGCACTATTACGCGGACGGAAGGCCAAAGCCTATCACTATGTGGAGCCTGATTGCAGACCATATATTGCCGCCGACGCGCAAGATTCGCTACTGTTGCGCAAAGCTGAAAGAACCTGGAGGCGAAGGGCGCATAGTTGTGACTGGTGTGCGTTGGGCAGAGAGTATAAACCGTAAGAACACCCACGGCGTTGTCGGATTCCGCGGCAAACCAAAGGGTACGGCGAAGATTGCAGAAGAAATCGGAGCGGACTACAAGCTGAACAAGCACGGCGACGTCATTATGAACGATGACAACGATGAAAACCGTCGCATGGTTGAGCAGTGCTATCGGACGCGAAAAACAATGGTAAACCCGATTGTAGACTGGACGGAAGAGGATGTATGGGATTTTCTGAATTCCAACAATATCCCACATTGCTGTTTGTACGACGAGGGATTCACTCGTCTGGGCTGTATAGGCTGTCCGCTATCCGGCAGCAAGAACATGCTGCGCGATTTCGAGCGATGGCCTAAGTACAAAGATAATTATATCAAGGCGTTTCAGCGCATGATCGACAATCACCCCGGCGAGATAAAAATTCTGAGCCCCGAAATGCGAACGAAATTCAAACTTGACGTTGAAGATACATCTGGGGGGGGGGCAGAGCGTGGTTCGACAATTGGATGGAGTGGAATTGACGCAGAACTCATCTACCGATGGTTCTTGTGGGAATGATGCGGGGGGGCGCTGCTGGAAGAGTGGATACAATACCCGGCGGGGTGCTTCATCTATGACCACTGGCTGGAAATGGGCGCAACATGAAGATGCCGCATGGATGTTCGAGGACTTCTGTAAAAGCACAGATAAAATATGGGGTTTGTCAAAAGAACAACTATAAGCCGCCGAAAGGCGGTTTTTTGTTTGACAAACAATCTCCGATGTGGTATGTTTAACATACGGGAGGTGAAGCGGATGCCGCGAATGGAAGTGGCACAAAATGCAACAGTTGGTTTCCGATTGCCTGCGGAAATGCGGACATACCTACAAAGACGGGCGCAGGAAGAACACACAACAGTCAGTCGCTATCTTGTCATGCTGATACTCATGGACATGCTGGACGGCGACAGAAAGGCAGGAACACAGTTTGAAAAGCAAGGCATTTGACCACAGCAAATACGCACACTGGATTGACCCGAACGCAGTCACACCTTATGAGAAAAACGCAAAAATCCACACAGACAAGCAGATTAAAAACATCGTGAACAGCATCAAGCGGTTCGGCTGGCAACAGGACACAGTTATCACTGCGGACAACGTGCTTGTTATCGGTCACGGCAGACGGCTGGCGGCATTGCAACTTGGCTGTGAAATGCCGTATCATGTAATCGACAAAACCGCCGATGAACTGACGGATGAAGATATCCGGGAGTTGCGCATAGCGGATAACCAGACGAACGCCGAAACCGGGCTGGATTTTGATACGCTGAATATCGAAATTGAGGACTTGGATTTTGACGGGTTCGATTTTGATTTTGGAATTGACACGGAAGAACAGGATGAAGAACCGATTGAGATAGTGGAAGACGAACCGCCAACAGAAACGGAAACCCGGTGTAAAGTTGGTGATTTGTGGCAACTTGGTTCCCACCGATTAATATGTGGAGATTCTACCGACCCTGCGGTTATTGATAGGCTTATGGATGGGGTAAAGGCTGATATGGTGTTTTGTGATGCTCCATACGGATACAAGTACGAATCTAACCATCAAGACAAGTATGAAATGTTGAAGAATGATGATAAGATATTAGATTTCATCCCTGCAATATGGGGAGCAATGAAAGATAATTGTCCTGTCTATGAGTTTTGTGGTTGGCAATCTTTGAAACAATGGCTTGAATACTTTGAAAATACAAGCCTTGATTTGAAGAATGTTATCATTTGGAAAAAGAATAATTGGAGTATGGGAGATTTGAAAGGCGCATACGCAGGACAGTATGAAGTTATCCTATACTTGAATAAGGGTAGAGTGGAATTGAACGGTGCAAGAGATACGGATATATGGGAATTTGACCGAGAACCGCCTAAAATGCACCCGACAATGAAACCTATTGAATTGATTGCATATGCCTTGAACAAGTCAAGTAAAAAAGGTGATGTTGTGTTAGATTGCTTTGGTGGTAGTGGTAGCACACTAATAGCCTGTGAACAGTTAAACAGAAAATGCTATATGTGTGAATTAGATGAACACTATTGCTCCGTCATAATTCAGCGTTGGGAGAACTTCACTGGACAGAAAGCGGTGAAACTGAATAATGAATGAACAGAATTTGCGTCCGGGAGAGTATAAGCTAACACTTGAAGAACAGAAGAAAGGCGGTATTGCTTCCGGCAAGGCAAGAGCGGAAAAGCGTGACCTCCGAAAAGCCCTTGAATTGCTTCTTGAACAGACTTACACTGACAAGAAAGGCGTGACCCGCACAGGCGCGCAAGCTATCACGGAAAAGCTGTTCTCGGAAGTGATGAAGGGCAATGTCAAGGCGTTTGAGGTTCTGCGTGATACGGTCGGGCAGAAATTACCAGACCGCATTATGATTGCTGAAGTTGACCCGGCAGTGATTGAAGAAGTTGAGCGCACAGTGCTTGACGATAATTAAATAATGGAGGTGTAGTAAATGCAAGAAGTATGGAAAAGCATTGAAGGTTATGAAGGTAAGTATGAGATTTCAAATCTCGGAAGATTGCGCAGTTTATCAGATAAAAACGGGAAAAAGCGTGAATTGGTATTGAAGCCACGAATCAGCAAAAACGGTTATCTCTATTTGAATTTATGGACAGAATCGAAAGGAAAAGCGAAGAAAATTCATAGATTAGTTGCTGAGGCATTTTGTCATAAGCCAAACAATGCAGAATGCGTCAATCATAAGAACGGTGTGAAAACAGACAACCGTGCTGAAAATCTTGAATGGTGTACTTATTCATACAACACAAAGCACTCTTTTATGACAGGATTGCGTCAGCCAACAACAGGAGAAAAAGACGGGATGTTTGGCGTGCATGGGAAAGAACATCCATCTTCAAAGCCCGTTATACAATATGCACTTGATGGCACATTTATTAAAGAATGGGACAATTCGATTGAAGCAGGAAAGGTATTAAACGTCTGCGGTGCATCAATTCAAAGATGTGCAAGAGGCGATAGGAAAACGGCTTTTGGCTACAAATGGAAATATAAAGAGGTTGACCAGACAGTGATTGACGAAGTGGAAAGGGCGGTACTGGATGGACAGGCAGACGGCGGTTGACTTCTTGCTGAACCGTCCTGTTGATTATGCAAGGATGCTCGGCTTTAACAAGTTGAGTGACCTCCACAATAGTTGGATTGTGTCAATGGTCAGGGGCAAGGAAGACGGGACGCTGATGGCACACCGCGCAAGCTACAAGACCACCTGTGTGTCTATTGCGCTGGCAGAGATTATCATACTTCTGCCGAGACTGCGCACAATGTTCATGCGGAAAACAGACACTGACATCAAAGAAGTTATCAAACAGGTGCAGAAAATCCTGCTCGACCCGCATACGCAATACTTTGTGCAGTGCATTTACGGTGTTGACTTGAAACTGACCGTACAGACGGCAAACGAGATCAGCACAAACCTGTCAACGGATGTGAAAGGCTCTGCGCAACTAATCGGGATTGGTACTGGCGGCAGTCTGACAGGCAAGCACTATGACCGCATTTTCACGGACGATATAATCAATTTGCAGGACAGAATCAGCAAGGCCGAGCGAGACAGGACGAAGCTGGTCTATCAGGAATTGCAGAATATCAAAAACCGTGGCGGCAGGATATTCAACACATTGACCCCGTGGCACAAAGAAGACGCTTACACGCTGATGCCCGAAGCGAAAAAATTCACCTGTTACGACACCGGGATTATCAGCAAGGAAGCATTGGAGCAGATACGGCAGTCAATGTCACCGTCACTGTTCGCGGCGAACTATGAGTTGGTTCATATCGCCGCCGAGAACGCGCTGTTTGAAACCGCGCCAAAGTTTTTCAGTCAGCCCGAACTCTTGCGTGACGGGATTGCGCACATTGATGCGGCCTACGGTGGCGAAGACTACACTGCATTCACCTGCGGAAAGCGCGTTGGTGACACTCTTTACATGTATGGGAAAATGTGGCATAATCATATCGACACAGTGTTGGAGAGGATTCTGGCAGACTGTGAGCGGCTGGCCTGTGCGCCTGTGTACTGCGAGGACAATGCGGATAAGGGGTTTCTCGGCAAGGAAATCAAAAGGCTGATGCCGGGAATGCCAGTGCGAACATACACAGAGCGCGAAAACAAATACATGAAAATTTCCAGCTATCTCCGCAAATGGTGGGGGAATATTGTCTGGTTGGATGGCACTGACAAGGATTATTTGGCGCAGATTATGGACTACACCGAGGATGCGGAGCATGATGATGCCTGTCTTGCTGGTGACACGTTGATTGCAACACTGACTGGTGACAAACCAATAAAAGACATCAAAATCGGTGAATATGTCATTACTCCCGCTGGTGTTCGGAAAGTGTTGTTCGCTGGTGTGACGGGTTACAAGGCCGTTCAGAATTATCATGGACTATTCGCTACACCTGACCACAAAATCTTTGACAAGTGTAACGGGACTTTTTCACGGGCAGATAGTTTGGCTTGCGTGGCGAGTTATGATATAATCAGCTTGAAGGAGTTGATTGTATGGAAAACAAGGTTGTTGTGTTCAACGGCGAAACCTATGTCAGAAATCCAAAGAGCCGATATTACTTCAAGCACACAACAAGAAATTGCGAGCGCAAAAATGCGAGGCAGTTGCACCGAGCCGTCTGGGAATATTACAACGGGGAAATCCAGGCAGGGTATCACATACACCACATTGATGGTGATGTCGATAATAACGACATTAGCAACTTGGAGTGTGTACAAGCTGGGGAACATTTGTCGCGCCATGCAAGGAAAAATCTTGAAGACAGTGAATATAGGCGGCGCAATAAAGAACAATTGCTTGCACAACAAGAAAAAGCAAAAGAATGGCACAGAAGCAAAGCCGGGTCAGAATGGCATAGCAAACATGCACAAGAATCTATTGTCAAAGCAAACAAGCACAACATTGAAAAGCAGTGTGAATTCTGTGGCAAAACGTATCTTGGAACTGTGCAACAACGGTTCTGTTCTCAAAGTTGCAGTGAAAAAGCGAGGCGGCGCAGAATTGGACTTAAATTCCAGCCGTGCGAGAAAAAATGCGCACATTGCGGAAAGACATTCATTGCGCACAATGTCGGACACAAATTTTGTTGTGCAAAATGCAAACAGCAATATTATTCCAGTGTACAACTTGACAGTTGAAAAGGCTGGATGTTATTATGCAAATGGAATTCTTGTATCCAACTGTGACAGCGCCGCTTGTGTGTGTCGTTTGTTCGATAGAAGGGCGTTAGACAGTTATCAATCCGTGTTTGGAGGTTGAAAGAATGATAAAAATCAAAACACTTGAGGTCGCTGGTATCGGTCCTGCAGTTCACGCAATGCGAAACCCATACAACAGTTGGGACAAGAGCGACACCCACCACGGACTGATTGGAGAGGCGGACAAGGCACTGTCTGAAAAGCTGAGTGCCGCCGGAACGGAACACTGTAAGCATCTCCGCATGTGCATGGTCTGGGCCGAGATCGAGGCTCCGCTTTACTGGTGGAAGGAATTTGACACGTACCGCACCGGGGTTGAAAAGCTGAGTTGTTCCACGATGCATACGATCACCAAGAAGCCGTTCAGCAAGGATATGTTCTCCGAAAACGTCGGACATGACGCTATTGAACGGCTCGAGATCGAAAGAGGGTTCTACCTCGAAGCGGAAGACCCGGAACGCAAGAAGGACTGTTGGAGGCACATTATTGAGAATCTTCCGAGCGGTTTCCTTCAGCGGAGAACAGTCATGATGAGCTATGCCGCATTGAGAGAGATTTGCAAACAGCGGAAAGGCCACAAGCTGACAGAATGGCACGATTTCCGCAAATGGGCGTTTGGTCTGCCGGAGGGCTGGATGATTGGAGGTGTTGAAGGATGATTCGCGGAACAACGCCTGACTATTTGCTGACCATCGCCGGATATGACTTGACAGACAAAACCGTCTATGTCACAATCAAACAGGATGCGGCAGTGATAACTAAAACGGGTGAGCAGTTGGAAGTAACTGCAGACAGTGAAGGAACAACTATCGCAGTCACGCTCACACAGCGGGACACTCTGCAATTACATGAAGGCAAAGCAGAAGCACAAGTCAGATTTATTGACAGTGATGGTGTTGCACTTGCCACCAACCGGGTTGATTTGACCGTGGACAAGGTATTGCTGGAAAGGGTGATTGCGTATGCAGGAAATTGAATTGACGGTATCTGGCAACGATGCGCCCATTCCGCTTACTGTGGAAAACGTAAGAATCATCCATGATGGCGGTTTGCCTGCTGGTGGAACTACTGGACAGGTGTTGACAAAAGCAAGTGATGCTGACGGCGATGCAGACTGGCAGACACCTTCTGACGGTGCTGTGCAGGACGTGCAGGTCAACGGCGTTAGCGTGTTGCAGGATGGCGTGGCGAATGTGCCTCCTTGCGCAAAAGACACATACGGTGTTGTAAAACTGGGTTATGGTTCAAGCACACAATGGTATGGCCTCGATATTGCTGCAAATGGGTCGCTCATGGTAGTAAAGTCAAACGACAGCGACATAAAAGGCAGTTGGGGGGCATATAAGCCAATTGTGCCTGATATGCAACACAAATCCGCCTTCTACGGCCTCGCCAAAGCCGCTGGCTCAGACGAGAAAAACAGCACTCTCCCGGTCGGCCAGTACACAGAATCCGCAAAATCCGCAATCTCCGAAATGCTCAATGGCTCCGTATCTGTCGAAGGTACTACGCCAACTATCAACGCCTTGCCCGGTGTGCGCTATGTTTGCGGCGAGGTGACCACGCTGGACATCGTGACCCCGGCAAGCGGCATCGTGGATGTTGTGTTTACGAGTGGCAGTACCCCGACCGTGCTGACCGTGACACCGCCAACTGGCATGTCGATGCGGTGGGCGAATGGGTTTGATCCGAGTGCGCTGGAGGCGGATACGGTGTATGAGGTCAATGTGATGGACGGGTGTCTGGGGGTGGCGGGACAGTGGAGTTGATGGAGATCAGAAGGAGGCTGATGATGGGGATGGCGAATGGGAAATGGAAATCGTTTATTGCAAGCCCAAGTATGCAATTGACGCTGGCAGATGGCGTTAAAAATTTTCTGTTGCAATATATTGGCAATCACAAAAGGGCATTCGCAATGCTGGATTACGACTTTTCGGAGTCGTTACCATCCATAAACAGGCAATTTTGCGGGGCGATAATATATGATGGTTTTACGGTGAGTTCATGGACGCGATCAAATATTAGCGACCTGCAAACGAATAACGCCACGAGCGGAGTTGACTACTGGACATCAACATATGGTTTACAATTGGGTGTAACCGACAGCGTGATAATCCTGGTTGATATGGACAGCTAATCGAAAGGAGCGAATCTCATGCTTAGACAAATCTACATCGTCAACGCGACTCATGTTGTCATCAGCGACACCCACCCGGAGGGGCTGTACAGCGAGGTCGGCGGCTACCCGAAACAGTTTGATTCCCGCAACTACAACGCGACCGAGGCCAACCCCAACGGCGACGAAGCCCGCGCCCTTGAGGTCGCACAGGCCGAATTCTACAGCCGTGTCTCTGCGAACCTGACCGCCGCCAACCGCGCCATGTGGACGGTGACGCTGACCCGCGCAGACGGTCGGCAGATCATGCGGGAGAGCCGGGGCGCGTTCCCGGATATGACACCCGCGCCGGAATTAACGCCCGAACCCGTGACAGATGAAGGGAGCGAAGGGTAATGTTGACCTTTCAGGACTACATCGAAGAAGCCGACAAAAAGGCGTTTATTAGCAAGGCTATCAATCAGCACATGAGTTCGGAGATGTACCGAATCGCGGTCAGTGCTGACAACTACGACAAGCAGAAAAACGAAACCATTTACAATTATGTGCGCACAATCTTTACTGGCACGGGTTCGGAAGTGGTTGACTTCACTGCC